CAAGCTTATAGCTCATCCAATTAATTTGATCTCCACTTGCACTCGCTGGAGACTGTGCGCCACCGGCAAGGAATAAGTAAGGAACAAATTCCCCGGAATGAAAAGGTTGTTTTACAAAATCGTAGCCCGTTTGAACTAATGTCAAAGGATTGTACGAAGTGTAAGCACCGGCAGGAGCTGCAGTCGCAAACAAGCTCGCAGTTGGTGACGTTGTAGACGCCGGAAAGGCGAATGTTGAAAACGCGCTTGAATCAATATCAACGGTTGCAGTGTAATTCGTAGCATTTAATGCTGTAATTACCCCTGTTAGTCCGTTTAATTCAGGCATACCCATTGAAGCGGGAATGCTAAAGCGCATTTTCATACCGACAACATAATATCTTGTAGGATCTACGCTAAAACGTACAACTGCTGAAGAGGCTTTAGTCACTTCTGTAACATAAAGTACTTCAGGATCTACGGCAGCATATTTTGAGATTCTACGAGTATTACCCGCTGTCGCTGCTGCAGCAAAACCCACAGCTTGTAAGCCTGTTAATGTGTAACCCGAACCGGAAACACTGGAAATTTCAAAAGGCATTCCGCCAATTTGAAGCATCCCGGTTGTATTGTATATTCTAACAATATCCCCATCGGCATATGTATTAGTTTGAGATACAACGGCAGGAGAAGCGGCAGTAATTGCAGTAATTGCATTGGCTGCTTGAGCTTCTACATAAGGAACAGTCTTAATATAAGTAAAACCGTCCGAAGCTGTAGAAGTAGCAAACGTATCAAGGTTTAAAACGCTTGTATTTGCTGATTTCTTCCAACGCAATCCGTCATTAGCTGCAGTTTGTCCAAGCCCGAACTTCTCACCAAACCAATCGGCCATAACAACGACAGGAGTTGCAGGAGCTAAGGGCATTTGCGTAATATTCCAAGTCTTGAAGTAATCGCAGGAACTAGGTATGTTTATTTTAACACCTGCACCGGTAGATAGAAAAGATCCACCGTCTAAAATAGTAAAAGCCATTGAGTCCCCCTTTATAGTCTTTGTGTTACGTTTAAGCCACTGATCCAGTTCTGATTTGTAATTGCTCTTGCAATCGCAAACTTAGCGTAAAGCTGGCTGTTCTGTGCTACGGACGAAACAACGTAAGGCGGACGATATCCGAGGATAGCCGAATAGCTGTTTTGATCGATCTTAGCGGCAGCTTCTAGACCGTACATCGGAATAGTGTAAACCGTTGCACCTGTAAGCGAAGCTCCTGGAATCTTTGCAGCTTTAGAAGATACAAAGAAACGGAAACGGCTAATAGAGCAATACTCTTCCGGTCTTAATCCTTCTTGTGCGGGATACGCAGCCTTCAAGATTACGCCCGATACGTTTTGTAAATCAGGGGTGATATCTGTATTGGCCAATGCGATAAACGCGTCTCGAGTAGGAGAAGTATTAAACTTATTCATCGCGTCAACGCTTTGTAGCATTGTACGGGCATCGTTACCAAGTAAGATTCTCTCGATGTTATTTACATCGTTACGCGAAATTTCGCTAGGCTGATCGCCGTTTAAACCACCTGTGGCATTAACATAAGATACGCTTGAGGAGTAAAGATCTCTCATTAGAAGATCCTCCTTTTCTCTTAGCCACTGTCCCAGCAATGCTGTGAACTTGGTTAATACTTTGTCGTTCTCATACAACGTGACCTGCTCGTTTATGACAACGGTCTTAGCGTAGATTTCCATCGTTGCGTCAATATCCGAACGAACAACGACTTCGGGAGCGGGATCAATACCGGAGCCGTCGAGTTGACCGCCGTCGGTTGATAGTCTTTCGTACCGTGACATACGAGTAGTTTTACCGATGTGGGCCTCGGCGAAATGCATGTCACATCCGAAACTGTGGATTAGGTTGAACATGGGCGTGCTAAGGAGATCTTCGCTAAACTGCAAAGGAAGCTCGGGCGCCATGTTATTTGTGTTTGTTATACCAAGAGCCATAAGGCACCTCAATTTAAGTGTTTGAATTTCTGTTTGGTGCGAGCCAAACTAAAACGCGTACACTGGTGAGATGCCTTACAACCTGAAGAAGAGTTGCGAACTCTGGGATTTCGCTATTGTAATGTATAGTCTTTTTTTAAATTAAGTGTCAAGATTGAATAAAAGTCTTTTTAAAAACATGTTTAAGTAATCGGGGCTGGCCCGCTTTACTAACGACGCCTATCTGCCATAGAGTAATTTAATACACTCTACCTTCCTCCTTTCATAACTCGCATCATCCTTGCGTAATTATCCGCTTTTCTCTTTTCATCTAACATCTGGGGAGCTGTATCCGTTGTTTGCGTAGCCCCTGGAACCGTCATTGATTGAGGCTTATTAAAGTTCTGCTCCGCTTTCTTAGCGTCCTTTGCCGAATTTGTGTTCGGTATTAGCTTCTTAATCGCTTTATACACACCTTGCCACTTTGAAAAGTTATTCGGCTGATTCTCAAAAGCTAAAGCCACTTCCGGATAATGATACTCAAAATAATCTATATTTTCTTGAGAGCAAATTTGATTAAAATCGTTGTATGTAGTCGCAAGCTTATGGGGTAAATTTATTTGTTCTTCTCTTTCTCGTTGCTCTTGTATTGCTCTTTCTCGCATAGATAACTTTGCTTCTACAAGCCTGTCAAGCCTTTGCTCTTCCGTTTCTTCGTTGTCGTTATCGTCTTGATCGTAGTTGTTTCTATTATTATTATAATTATTGCTTTGCTTGCTGAATGCCGCTTCCATCGCTTCTTTTAACGCTTTTGCTTCTTCTTCTTTCTGCTTGAGACGCTTTTCAATCTCGATCTTTTCTTTTCTCTCAATTTCTCTTTGCTCTCTAAAGCGCTTCCAGTTAATCTGTGATTGCGATTCGGCCTCCGGAGTTGTTTTTGTAGCTTGTACAACTGGCTTTTCTTCTTCGGTAGCTTCTATTTTTTGTGTAGGTGTATTATTATTATCAATTGGTGACATGGGATCTCGTATGGTTGAAGTTATTAAAGATGAAAAATATAAAGAAGATCTCGCACATTACAGAAATGTTTTGCGTTATATGGAAGCTAATGTTCCGCTCCAAGTTTTGTGTTTGCCACCTGCAATAGAGAAAGCCCTATTCGCCGATGGCTGTCTTCGTGTCTACGATCTTATTAACCGTGATCTTGCTAAAGTCAAAGGCATCGGAAAGGGGCGCCTTGACCTCTTGGCATCCCGCCTTGATGAGTTTTTCTCTATTAGCATTTAAGTATTCACTTTCAGATGGCATTGTTATTCCATGCTGTTTACGAATAAACTCAAAGAATTTGCCCGCAAAGAAAGCATCGCTCCATTGCTTCATAGTCTGCCATTGGGGCGATACGTTTACCATCTCGGAGGCCGTGGCCATTGAAAGAGCATCAGGAAGCACCCACAAGCGAATAACGCTATCATTAGACTTTCTATATAGAAAACATGATTGCCTTGGGCGTGGCTTAGGCAGATAAGGCCAAGCATAAAATTTCCTCCTTAGGACTCCCTTAATTAAAGGATCATCTGCTAATACCATCACGACGCAGAACTCAGGCTCATCTATTTTAGAATGGTGCGACTCAATGCAAAGTTTGATTTGGTCGCGTATATCCGCAGTCATGGCATGGCCTACTTCTAAGCTGTCGTAGACTGTCGAATCGTTTCGCGCTTTTATTGCGAGTTCGCCCGCTGTTTTTCTTTTCAATGATCCGTCTCGTTAACTTTTAAATGTGTAGTAGCTCTTTCCTTTGACCTTTTCGGAGTAAAATCACTTCCACCCATGCCGTACATATCCGGTGAACATCCGTTTACGTTATAACGCTTTTCCCAGTGACCAGAAGGTGTAGGATCTCCCCTTGCAGGATACGAAGCGTCTTTTCCGTGATTATCATGATGAACTTTCGGCCCGCCAAGTTTTACCTTAGAAAAAGGCTTATGACCCAAAGGATCTTTACCCGGTTTCATAGATACCTCTAATGTTTTGCTTTGTTCTTTTTAACGTAAGAGGCTAATCCTTCCGAAGCTGAATCATACTTACCGGCATTATCTAAACCATCGGTATACTTAAGATTGCTTGTAGCACCTAAACGGCCTTGTTTCTTTTCGTGTTCTTCTCTTGGCAACATTGCGCTTTTTTTAGACTCTTTCATAATGCCCCCTGCATTTGTGTTTGATCTTGTAATTGTTCATTCTTTTGACTGTTAGCCATTTTCATTGTTTGTGCCAGTTCAAAAGCGTTCTTTAATTGATTAAATTGTACGTCTTCAAGCTCCATGGCAAGCTTAACAAGATTTAAGTCCGATTCCATTTCTTTATGCTCTGTAGACGCGTGAAGCTCTTCGACTTTTGCAAACGCTTCT